TGTACCTTCTTCTCCGGCACGTCTCATAATGATATCAGCGTTTGTTCCTACTTCTTTCAACCAGGTTTCGAAGAATTTATCTTTAGGGAAATAAGATAATACAGTAGTTACGGAGGGATAAAAAATTCCTTCCTTTCTCTGATAGTATCTAGAGTCTTGCAGAGTGATTTGGCGAGCGGTTGAATCTGGATGGATTAACCTTTGAACTCTTTTGTCTTTTACGTTTTCGTTTTTTTCAATCATAATTGAAACTTTTTTTCCATCAATACCCTAAAGGTAAGCGGTAGGCTTTTATGTAATAATTTAGTGAATTCAGTAAAGCCAAGCTCGGAAGGATCTTTTTGATTAAGATCAACTAGAAACACTTCTTTGCCGTGGTTTAATAAGGTTTGACAATACTCCAAGGCCTGTTTTAATGCGTCATTATCTAATGCAATAAAAACTTGTTTAACACTAGAAGATACTATTTTTTTCATTAGCTTTTCTGGTAGTGTTTTACCTAGTAGCGGTATTGCATTTCGCTTAATTGCCATTGCATCAAAGGTTCCTTCACATAATACAATTGGACTATCCCAGTTGATTAGTAAATCGAACCCGATAATATTTTTAGATGCTTGAGGGTTTTTGTATTTAATGTCTGTAGGTCCAAAGTTACGGCCTACAAAGTAATTTAAACTTCCATGCTCATCATAACTAGGAATGATAATCATATCTTTGTATCGACCTGATTCGCAGTATCCTAAGTTGTAACGCTTAATATCAGTCGGTGTTATGTTTCTTTCCTTTAAGTACCTAAGTGCCTGTCTAACTATAACATCCTTAGTATCAGCATCATATAATGCTTTATATTCTTTAGGTAGTGCTAATGCTTCAGTCTTAACTCCATGCTCTTCCTGGAAAGAAATCTTAACGTACGACTTAAGTTCTTGAATTTTGTGATCAGGAGCAGAAACGGCTTTAAATAAACTAACTAATTTTTTACCCTTCTTATTACAGACCCAGCAATGCCAGTGGTTAATGCCTTCCTCATTCTCCTTAAAGTTAATTTCTAACTTCGGTTTGTAATGATTACAGAAAGGACATGGATAAGAATAATTATCCCCCGATGTAGCTTTTCCTGCTCCTAAAACACTATTTACTAGGTTTACTAGTAGATGATTGATCATTAATTGAATATACGAAATTATTCCGGTAAGAGCAAATCTTTTCGAAAAATTCTCGACATTACATTTTCATTATATGAATTTGTTTCAAGTACGTCGTATTTACACTGGTAAGCAATTTCATAATAAGTTAATTGTTTTTTAGTAAAACACAACTTTAAAATATTTCTTTTAAATTTATCTTCTCCAATCTCTTTAACTTCTGTAAGTAAAGGTTTACAGGAACCCCAGTATTCTCTCCAGTTAGATTCTTTGCTAACTTTTTTCTTGGTTGGTTTTCTTCCTGGGCCGGATTGTTCAGAGATTTCTTTCTTTGTTAATTTTTTAGTGAGTATGTTGGTGAATACTTTTCTACCGATATAGAATTTACCAGTCTCAGTATTTGTTATCATATAAACAAACCCGACTGCTTTCTCATCGAATTGATATTCTTCTACAACCTCTTTATCTTCGTAAAACCAATTAGGCATATTTTTATCTATCGATGTTAATTATTATATTTGTATCTGTTACATTGTTCAGTGGAAGAGGTTTTGCGAGTTTAGCTACTGCAATTAGATCCTGAGCTTGATTATAAAGCCCTACTGTTGTTACGTAAGGGTTAAAATAAGAGCTTGTAACGAAATCATATAATACTCCTTCGGTTGATCCTGATATTAAACTTGGGTTTAAACTAAAATTGTATTCAGAAGCATCTGCTGTACATTTATACTGTGTTTCGAATATGGTATATGAACTAGAGAAAGAGCAAGTAATGTTAGGTGCAGATATAAAACTGGTTACAAAATTAGTATCATTACCTCCGTAGGTATCAACTCCGTAATTTGCGAATCCGTATAGGGATCCTGAGGATGCATCTGAGGTTATAACTGCTAGGCCGTGTTGGTATGTAATTATTCCGCAGAGTTCACTTATTAAATCTAAAATTAAATTTCCATTCCCATCATCTGAGATACTACCGGAGGGTCCTTGCATTTTAAAAGAGCCTGGTTGTATTTTTTCTCCAAATAATTTACTCGGTATTGAAATAACACCTATTATTGCATCTGAGGCTGTTGGGAAATATCTTTCATAGGTTAGTGTAGTCTGTAGGTAATTTTCATACCTTCCTGCACTTGAAGTTGATCCTACTAAAACATCACCTGCTGCATCATTACCCGGTATTGTAAACGGTATTGATACTGGATCTCCGTAGCTTGAACTAAGATAGTTAGAGAAGTAGAGTTCCTTAATAGAATTGTAAATTAACCTCCTATACTCAGAAGTTACTTGTCCGGTTGTGCTCTCACTTAAAGAGAATAAACCTTGTATATTCTGTCCAATAAATCTATCAATACCAACATCTGACCCTGTAAAAGCAGCAGCACCTCTAAAGGTGAAGCCTTTATTTACTTCAAAGGGAGTAACTATTATATCTGAAGCTAGTAATTGTTTGTATGCACTCATTCATTTTAGAAATCAAGCTTAACTCTAACTAGAGATTCTTTTGTAAAGTCTTTAGTTAAAGGTTTAGACAATTTAGCTACTGCTAATAAATCGTTAGTGTCGTTGTAGAATCCTACAGTTGTAATATAAGTTTGTGGTGAATTAATAAATGCACTGTATAAAACATCCCCGGTAGATCCTGAAATGAAAGATGGGTTTTCTGAGTAGTTAAATTCTGCATTTCTTGATCTCACAAATACAAAATCAGATGTTACTGTCTCTTCGCTGTTTAGTTGAAAGTACGAAGCTCCTGATCCGGAGATTGCTCTAAATAATTTTCCAATATTATCTACGTTAGTATCAGAAGTTCTTGTGGGTTCTAAATTAATAGACTGTGATAGTGCTAGAGGATTTAACAGTATAGTTGCGATATCTGGCAGGAATAATCCATAAGATCCGGAAGAAGGTGAATAACCTGTTCCTGAGGCTGCTACTCCGTTTGAACCAGAGATAATTTGATATACTCTACCGCAATCTAAATAAGTATCTGTTGATACCATTCCAGAATTGTCTGTTAAAAATAGGGTACCTACTGTTCCACCCGACCCTGTTAATTCTAGGTTGAAAGTACCTTTTAAAAGATGCTCTTTGTATCTTGCTCTATCAATATTGATTGCCCAGAAATCAGATGCTGTTATTGTTCCGAAAATAAAGTTTGCATTTTCATCTCCGTAAACTAAATTACGGTATTGACCGTAAACCGTTCTAGTTGGTGATACTCCCGGTACTAGATCATTAAAGTTCGCACTCCCTGATCCTTGTTTATTTCCATAAGCAATTGCAAATTGAACTGCTGATCCTGATAGTGTTGAACCTGTTTGGTATACATTCTTATAGTATACATCATTAGTAGAGGTTATAGAGGAGGTAAAGAACGTACTTAGGGTCGGTGAATTTGTTGACCAAGCTGTTGCAGTTACTGAGTCTATGCTTACCAAGAAATCTTCTGGGTCTAGTCTTTTATATGACATCTTTTATATCTTAGTTTGTTTTAACAATTGTTACTGGGATTTGCAATCTTGCTCCAGAGTCTCTACCGATTACTTGTAAGGTTGCAGATAATGAAGTATTACCTCCAAATAATGTATTGACTGTTGTTGCACTTATATTCAAGGTAGTTCCAATTACCGTCTTAGATACATTAGTACCTACTGTAGTAGTTGAATTTGCAGCTACAACATCTGGTGTATTAATACCTACTGCTGTAAAGTTGTTAAATATCCTTACATCAGAGATTGTGAATGTATACCCTGAAGCCTCATATAATGAAGTTTGTGAAAGATAATTCAAAGTCTGTGGAGTGATTGATAAACCAGCACCTTGCTTTAGAGTGATTGCAGAATAGCCTAAATTTAAAACCGGCATTCTAGCAGTACCTCTAGGAAGAGTTACGAGTTTATATTTCATTATTTGAGTTTCATCAGGGAATGCTTCTAAAAGAGGCATATTTTCAATTGCTTCTCCGTAGAATGCTGAACCGGATGGTTGTAGAGGATTATAGAGTGTATAATCGATTTCATCATCTGATAATGCGAACTGTGTAATTCTAAAAGAACCATCGCCTCTGGCAAGAAGTTCTCTTCCTTTCTTTGTTAAGATTGCATCAACTGTGACTGCTGTATTATTTAGGTATGCCATAATATATTATAAATATGTGAATGTATGAACTTTTATGAAATAAGGCCAGCTCCTTTAGCAATTGCTACTGGATCGTAGTTTGGATTGAAGTTTTCCGGTATTAAAATACCCACTTCTCCTGAGGTAATATTGATTTGAGGATTGGTAGAAACTACTACTGATGTTTCGTCTGGTACTCTTCTAAAGATTCTATAGTTTTGATTCAAATTAGAAGATCCTACGACGGTATTATATATGGGGTTAAAGTTTGAAGTGATTACTGGTGTTACGGATAATGAACTCGTAGCAGAAGCTGTTGTATAAGTCGGGGTGTTTGTTATGTTAAATAATAACAAGCCTTCAAATGTATTATCTAATGATCCGCTATCCGAAGAGGAACCTGTAGTTCCAAACCTAATATAATCATATTTAGAAATAGGAAATAAAGTATCTACATATAAAGTTCTTCCTCCGTCTGCATCAGCACTAATAGGGTATGTGTTTGTTTTTTTATTATAGAAATAAAAGTTTTGATTTTCAGAATCGGGCCTAAAGTATTCTATAGTACCTAGATTGTCATCTGTGTTAGTTAGGAATGGGT